AGCGATAGTTGTTGTTGATAGTATAGGAGAATGGGATACCACATCGATATGGACTGCGGAGTACAAAGACGGAAAAGCAGTATATAAAAAGAGATGGTCGCAGTGGTATCCGCAATCTATAGGTTTATGGTACTCAGCACTCACGAAGTGGGCGGGATTGCGTCCTTTAGATGAAGAGTACATCTTTATGGGTATGGCAGCGTTTGGTAATCCTGTGCATATGAACGTGGTAGAGAAACAATTACATAAGAATAATCACAAGGGAGCGAGGATAGGAGACTATGATAAGTGTGATATAGCAAAGAGTGCGGAAAGAATATTACAATTAGAACTCAACAATATATTTGCAAGGGCATCGACATATAGTAAGAATATCTGCTATGGGGGTGGTGTTGCCCTCAACTGTGTCGTAAACACTGGATTGAGGGAAATGTATAACATGTGGATTATGCCTTGTCCTGGTGACGCAGGGGGTGCTCTGGGGGCAGCATGTCTAGCATATGGTAAGAAGGTTGCCTTCAGTCCTTACCTAGGATATAATATACAGAAGTTGTGTGATCCAAGGAAAGTTGTCGATGCACTACTCAAAGAAAAAGTCGTGGGGGTTGCAAATGGCCGTGCTGAGTTTGGTCCTCGTGCTCTCGGTAATAGAAGTTTATTGGCGGATCCAAGGGAAGCTGGAACAAAAGACCTAGTAAACGAAATAAAGAGGAGAGATAAGTTCAGACCTTTTGCACCTGCAATACTTGAGGAACATTGTCAAGATTACTTTGATATGCCTAAACAATCAAGGTACATGTCTTACGTTTATAAATGTAAGCAGCAGAAGGCGATACCTGCCTGTATACACGTCGATGGATCTGCTAGGGTACAAACAGTACCAAAAGACTCAGAGAGTATTCTAAGACCCATACTGGAGTGCTGGTACGAACGTACTGGATGTCCTGTGTTATTGAATACATCTTTGAATATAAAAGGTAAACCTATGGTAAACACCATAGGAGATGCAATACAATTTTCACATAAGTATGATGTCACTGTGTTTTAGCGGATGTAGTATAACGTGGGGTTCTGAATTAGAAAACCCAGAGGAAGAAAGATACAGCCGTATTGTATCAAATCATTATGGTGTTATTGATAATAACATTTCTCTTCGGGGTGTTAGTAATGATGATATAGTAAGAAGAACCATAAAACATATCGATAAAAATCCTGTAGACATTATCATTATACAATTTACATATGTTAGTCGATATCAATGGATAAGTGAGAAAGGCAAATTATATGATTGGACACCTTCAATAAGGAATGCAGAAGTATTCAAGGATACACCACGTAAAGAATATTACAAACACATATACACTAATCGCCATGGTATAGAAAATGCGTGGAAGAATATTTTTTTGTTTGATAGATATTGCAAAAGCAAAAACCAAAAATACATACCACTAATAAACAATCATCATGCACATTTCTATGAACAAGGTAGTAATTGGAAAAAATTATCCAAGTGTCAAGTCCCAACAGTGTTATCAATACAAAAAGACCACCCATCTGCGGACGAACATAAAACAATCGCAGATCAAGTTGTAAGGAGAATCGATGAAATTATTGTTTAGTGGTTGTAGTATCACATATGGTGATGAACTACAAAATAAATTCAATGAGAGGTTTAGCAAATTAGTATCTGATCATTTTGCTGCACCACACAGTAATATAAGCCAGAACGGTATTAGTAATGATAACATTGTAAGAAGAACAATAGATTGGGTTGATAGATTCCCTCCTGATATTATAATAATGCAATTCACTGTACATCAACGTATTGAGTGGTGGAGTGAGGATGGTGAAACTCACGGATTCACACCACAGAGAATAAAGAATCAAATACAACGAACATATTACAGAGATGTATACACAGATACTCAAGGTGCTGAAAATTTATGGAAGAATATGTTTTTATTTGATTCTTATTGTAAAGAGAAAGGTATTAAGTATATTCCATTAGTTGCAGATCATTTTGATTTGATTATAAAACATCCTGAAAAAGTCTTTGAGGAAGGTATAGGTGATTGGAGAAGATTATGCGAGAATATACCCTACACTTTTCTCCATCCAACTTGTCTTGGCACATCTGAGGAGTTTCCAGAAAAATATGCTCAAGGGGTGAGAGGTGGGCATCCAACTGCACTAGGGCACAGAGCGATAGCAAATAAAATCATTGAGTTGATAGACGCTATATAAAGTGTTATAATGATTATGACTGAACTCTAATTATGGCTAAAGGATTTAAGGTGGTGTCTAAACCACCTATCGAGAAGAAAGATGATTTTGACATCGAAGCAGCAAAGAAACTCTTACAAGGAAAGAGTATTGTTTTTTGTTTACCTGGTAGAGGTGTATCATACATCTTCCTAAAGAATTTCGTATCACTATGTTTTGAGTTGGTACAGAATGGAGCAAATATACAGATAGCACAAGACTATAGTTCTATGGTGAACTTTGCGAGATGCAAGTGTCTTGGTGCGAATGTACTACGAGGTCCTGATCAATTACCTTGGGATGGTAAATTGCAATACGATTATCAACTATGGATTGATAGTGATATAGTATTCTCTAATGAGAGTTTCTATCGTGTGCTTGCCATGGATAAAGATATAGCAGGTGGTTGGTATGCAACTGAGGATGGTAGAACTACATCATGTGCACATTGGTTAGAAGAGGATGATTTCAAAGATAATGGTGGAGTCATGAATCATGAGATGGTTGAGGGAATTGTCAAGAGACGCAAACCATTTACTGTTGACTATTCTGGATTTGGTTGGTTGCTTATCAAGAAAGGTGTATTTGAACATCCAGAGATGAAGTATCCATGGTTTGCCCCACAAATGCAGGTATTTGACTCTGGTGAGGTACAAGATATGTGTGGTGAGGACGTATCATTCTGTCTTGATGCAATCAAAGCAGGTTTTGAAATATGGGTAGATCCACAGTGTAGAGTTGGGCATGAGAAAACTAGAATCATATAGATAGCGATGATGATAAACATTGCTAATATGGAATTATATGACATATACATCAAAGGGTCACTAGAGTTTAAGTCAATTACTGAGGAAGAAATGGAGGATAAAGTTCAAGAATTGGCAGAAGATTATTACAGGGAAGGGTTCCCTCATCCCGATGAAATAGAGGTTAGATACCTCGGACATGAAGACGACCCTCAGTAGAGGGTCTTTTTTTTGCTCTAAATAATGATAAATATACCCAGATTATAAGATCTAGTGCCAGCACAGACTTTTTCACAAGGATTTAAAGATATTTCTTTATCTTTCAAGAAACATCCCGTAACGGATGATATTCTTGTGCTCAATAATGAAGATGCTATAAAACGTTCTGTACAGAATCTAGTTCGCATACAAACAGGAGAGGTATTTTTCAATAACTTAATAGGATCACGTATAAGTGGTTCATTGTTTGAACTTGCAAGTGATGATTATGTTGATCCGATTCAAAAGGAGATTGAGACAAGTATAAAGAATTTTGAACCCAGAGTTGTTCTAACAGATGTAAAATTTGTTTCTACACCTGATGAAAACTCAATTGATGTAACTATATTTTATGATATTGTTGGACTCAATTCACCCAACCAATCAGTCAATTTCATTCTCGAACCAAGTAGGTTATAATGGCACTGCAACAATTTACAAACCTAAATTTTGAAGATATAAAATCTTCTATTAAAAATTATCTGAGAGAAAACTCTAATTTCTCGGATATGGATTTCGAGGGATCTAATCTATCCGTTATAGTAAACTTATTAGCATATAATTCATATACAACAGCGTATAATAGTAATATGATAGTCAATGAGACATTCATTGACAGTGCAACACTAAGAGAAAATGTTGTTTCTCTTGCAAGAAATATAGGTTACGTGCCTAGGTCTAAGAGAGCAGCAAAAATGCTCGTTGATTATAGTATGACAGGTATATCAACGTCAACAACAACTGTTACATTTCAACCTGGTGTAATTGCAAATGGAACGGTGTCAAATGTCAATTACATATTCTCAATACCAGAAAAAGTGACTGGCACTGCTTTAGATGGCACAGCAGTTGGATCTATTGAAATGTTTCAAGGTCAATATCTCAAATCAACATTCGTAATAAATGATTCTCAACCCAATCAAAGATTCATAATACCTAATAATGGTGTCGATACATCTACGATAAGAGTAAATGTAAAAG